AAGCTCTACCGTCATTCCATAAAGTTGTGCCTGCTGTGCCAAGGTTTGTTGTAGTCTTACCAACCAACACATTCTCATTACTATCTATTGTAATCGCTGTGCTTGTAGCATTGTCATCAATACCAGTGGATGTAAACGTACCAGTAGACAACTCAGTCAACCCTGTAATACTACCACCTGTGATAGCTACATCAGCACCTGACTGACCTGCAAAGTTACCAAACACTTCAATCTCAACAATGTCACCAACTGTAGCACCACTGTCTAGAGTAACACTGTTACCCGGAGCGTCTATTGTATAGTCTGCATCAGTTAAACGTACACCGTTAAGATAGACATTTACCAAGCCTGCTTTGTCAATCACTAGCGTATTAGTGTTATCATCGCTACCGCTAAACAGAACCTGTGAAGCCGTTGCAGTAAATACAAAGTCAGACTTAATGCCTTCGATAGAGCTTGATGCGTTCTGCCACTCTGTACCACTATAGACTTTCATAACGTTGTTAGACGAATCGAAGTACATAGCACCTGTGATTAACGCATCGCCATCATTATCAACTGTAGGGTCTGAGGCTTTAGCACCTAAGTAACGGTCGTCAAAGTTGTCATACGCATTCTCTGCATTAGTAGCAGAAGTAGCCGCATTAGAGGCACTAGTAGAAGCCGATGAAGCACTGTTGCTTGCTGAGGTAGCAGACGTACTAGCCGCTGAAGCGCTGTTAGACGCATTTGTAGCACTTGTAGAAGCACTAGATGCACTAGAAGCCGCATTAGTCTCAGCAGTCTCTGCAGCCGCTTGAGCAGTCTGTGCCGCATCTCTAGCAGTTTCAGCATTAGTCTCTGCTGTTTCTGCCGCTAGAGCACTAGCCGCTGCTGAGGCTGTAGAGCCATATAGAGCGTCTATGTAGCCTTTGCGTGTTAAGTCATCTGCTGTTGTAGGAGTAGCTGTAGACGTTACCTTGTTAGCTCCCATGACAATATTACCTGTCATAGTACCACCTGCTAAGTTTAGCTTAGTGGCTAAAGCAGTAGTAACAGTAGCTGAGAAGTTAGCGTCATCATTAAGAGCATCAGCTAGTTCACCTAAGGTGTCTAAGGCACTACCTGCTGTACCGATTAAATCAGTGACTGCTTGGTCTACATAGAACTTTGTAGCCGCATGAGAGTTAGCTGTAGGTTCTTCAATAGAGATAGCTCCCAAGACTGTGAAGTCTCCGTCTACCTGTGAATTACCTGTTACGTCTAACGTACCTGCAATAGAAGTGTTACCTGTAGCGGAAGCCACAGTGAATTTATTAGTGTTAACATCGAAATCACCGTCAACACCTAAAGCACCTTCAACATCCATAGTTGAGGCGATAGTGCCAAGTTCAATGATAGAACTGCCAGTGTTAGTGTATATTTTCTTATCAGCTAGGTTGATTGCTAATTCACCGGCTGTAAGCTGTGCTGTGGTAGGGACTGAACCTGCTGTTGAGGAACGTCTTATTAGAATTGTACTTGACATTTATTTGCACCTTATATCTGCAATGATTGGGGTCGCTTGCTTGTTGTAATTAGTTTTATAATAGAGCCTCCGAAGAAGCCCTATGAAAAACTAACTAGCTTATGCAGGTAGTGCGATAACTACGCCACACTCTGGACGATATACGTCTAAACCGTAGATAGTATCCGCAGTATATAAAGTTGCTAAGAACTCTTGCTTATACTGAGTTTGTGAACGAACAGCCATTTGCTCGCATAATACAAACGCATCTTTGTGCATTAAGATACCTGCTTTAACACCAGTTTCCATAACAGGAGCGTTAGTAGAAACATAGATGTCAACACCGTATAAAGAACCGATTTGACCGTTCTGTACACCACGACCATCTACGAAGTCAGCAGAGTTATAACGGTCGATACCGCGAATCTCGTTGACAGCAGAAGGTGGGATAACTAAACAACGGTTGTCTTGTGGGACATTCTCATCGTCTAACTTCTGGATTAAATCACGGAAGCCTTTATCGTTGAAAGCGCCTACATCAGCAGTACCATCGGCGTCATAAGCTTCAGCCACACCAGTAGAGCTGTTGAACTGATAAGCCGCTGAGTGTACCCATGAAGAGCCGTCACCGTCGCCTAAAGATTTACCAAGAGCATATAACTCTTCGTCTACTTTAAGACCTAACGCATAACCTGCGTCGTCTGTGTAGAAGCGACGTAAGCTATCAAACGCTTGAACATCAGTGATGTCTTCGATAAGACGTGAGTATTCAAAGTGCTTGTCGATGCTGATGATTAATTCATCGTTAGTGTTCTGTTGAATTGTAACAGTATCTGCCGCGTCTTTTGCATTTGCCGCGCCACGAGTTGGCTTAGGAATATGCATAGTGTCGCCTTTTTTGCCTGTCATAGGCATCTTCTGTACTAAGTTCGCTAATACAAGAGATTTCTTATATGCCGCGATTACTTCGTCAGACCACAACTCAGGGATAAAGTGAGTTGCATTTGCTTTAGTAACTGTGTTACTGGTAGATGGAGTTAAGTTAGCCATTTTAAATTACCTTAGAATAAAATTAAAGTTAACGGACTCGACCTTCCGCATAAGCCTGGCGTATTTCACTAGCCAATGCTTGATAGCGTTCGGGGTCCTTTGTCATAAGTTCTACAATATCAGAGCGTCTGTAGATTTTACGTCCTGCGCGTTCCGATGAACCTTTAACGTTACCTGTGGAGCCTGAGCGAACTGATTGTTTACGAGCGCGTTTTTCTTGTACTAACGTGTCGTTAACCATGCCTTGTCGTTCTTTCCACAGCGAGAATAGTTCATTTGCTGATTCAGCGTCATACGCCTGGTCAGCCTTACGTAATAACTCAGTACGGATTTTAGACTTCCCTACCCACTCAACAAAACCTTGGTCGGTTACAATCTGTTGATAGTCTGGGTGGTTAGCCTTAAGCGTAGCGACAGCTTCTTGTTTAGCTAGTTGAGCCGCAATCTGCTTAGACTGTTTGACCGAAGGATGGTTCTCTAGTAGTTGAGAAACTGCCTTCTTAGGGTCTTCAAAGAAGTCCACATCGTCTATATCTGCTACTGGTTCTTGGGCCTGATTATTGTTGTTTAAGGTTTGAGCTTGGATAAAGTCATCAACGATACGTCTGAGTTCCCCGACTTCTTGTGACTGCTTCCCTACTAGCTTCTCAGCATTCTGGTGCATCGCAATAATGTCTTTGACTTCCTTACCTCGGTATTTGTCAGGAATATCTTCTCCTTCCTCTACCTCTGGTTCGTCAGCCTCTTGATTGACATAATCGTTATATCCTTTAGCGCCTGTGTCCTCTGGTTGTTCAGGGGAGACACCTAAGTCTACAACTTCGTCTTCGTATTCGTTAACATCTTGGCCTAAGCGACCTTCTTGGTTTGCCATATTGTATCCTCGTACTTTAAAAGTATTGTGAGTAAATTAAAAAGACTAAGCCTACTAGCCCTCTGTAGGTTGATTAGTCGTTGAGTTTTCATCATCATCCAACGCTTGTCGAATGTAGTTTTCAAAGTTAAGAATGTTGGCTAATACTGATAGCTCACCCTTAGCTTTAAAAAGGTTTTGTTCATTGTCTATAGAGTGTACTGAGTATGACGAAGCGCGAACTTCTAGCTCAGACATTAGTTGTTTCCAACCTTCCATAGAAAATAAATCTAAAAAGTTTTCGAAGTACTTATGTTCTTCTTGAGTCATGTTGTCCTCTCCTATGTGGCATGACGTTAACACAGGTACCTATTATAACATATTTTGACGTCCTTGTCAAGTGTTTTCTTATGCTATTCTGGAATACCTTGAGGTGGTTCCTGTGGCATCTGTGGCATCTGAGGTGCTTCCTCCTGTTCCTTAGGAGCCTTAGCACTTATGTCAGCGTCTTGGCGTTGCTTCTTAAGTGTTAACTCAGCGAGTCTCATGCGCTTTTCGAACTCTTTGTCGTCAGCGTCACCTTTGTCAATATTAGTACTGACAGCTTTAATACGTTGTGTCTCAGCATTATATTGTTCAACCTGAGCTTCCACGTTGTACTTAGCGGCTCTAGCCTTAGCTTCCTCGGCTTGTCCTTGTAATGCCTGGGCAGTTGCTTGTGCGTTAAGTAACTCAAGCTGTGCCTTCTGTTGCTCCAACTGCTGTGCCATTTGTTGCATCTGTTGTTGCTCTGGCGTAGGCTGTTGTGCTTGACGCATCGTTTGGATCATTTCGTCACGCTTACTTAAGTTCATATTCTCAATGATTGCTTCAATGAGCATAGGATAAGCAGGGTTGTCCTGAGGCATAGTCTGTAGTAACTGGACTAACTGAGTAACCTCATATTCACGAGCAATGATACCTAGGCTTGACGTAGGTACAAACTTATAGTCCTTCACAGGATACAAGTCAGGAGAATACTGCATGTATCTCCAGGCTACCTTCTGAACCATAGGAATCAGGAATAACTCTTGGAAGTTAATAAGTGTGCGTTTATGTCTCTTAATGATAGCGCCCAGGGACATACTAATGCCTGCCGCAGTTGCTTCACCATTAACACCACCGGCTACACCAGTAGAATCCACAGCACCTGTAGACTGTTGTACCATTTGTTCTAACTGGCCTGCCTGAGCAAATGTTACTTGACCTACCTGACCAAAGTTAAATGGTTGTAGTACCTCAGCAGGGTTACCGTTAGTCAGGAAGATTTTACCTGGGCGTATCTCAGGTTTCATTCCTCTAGGAAGCCTTGAGGCGTCCACAGCCATCATAGGATGTATTGTTAGTGCTAATGCATCAATACGTGCTCTAAGTTCCGTGTCGAGTGCTTTCTGGCTGTTATAGCCCTTCTCACAAACACCTCGGCCCCAGAATCTATTAGGCACTACGTCCCAAGGGAATGCAATAACAGGTCTATCAGTCATCATGTAAGGGTTCTCTTCAATCTTAAGTAACTCACCGTTACCTAGGACTACGATAGCCTCTACGTATTCACTCTCTTTGTCTTCGTCAGATAAAGGTACGACTTCCTCGTCTTCATCCAGTTCCTCAGCCATAGCGGCCTTAAGTAATTCTCGTGGTACTAAACCATAGTACTTAGTAAGACGTACTTTGTCCTCAGGGAAGTGAGACAACTCTTTGTCAGCCTCTAGGTCCGTATCAGGGTACGCTAGACCTACGTCAACGTCACGATAGACACCTGACTCCTGTAGAGCAATAATGTGATGAGGCGACACAAACTGGTCAATAGCGACACCCATAGCGTCATCTATAGTAGTAGCTACTGGGTCAATTAGGAAGTTCTGTGGTAACACAGGGTTTAACTTAACGACAAACCTATCGCTAATCTCAACACCTACGGCCTGCATAGCGCCTTCCATAATAGGTTGAGTCGCAGGTTTCATTTCCTTGACTTCCTCAATGACTAACTCTCCGATACCCGTACCGTAGATTGCACCATTAAGAATACACTCAGCAACGTTCTTACGTGCCTTGGTAAAATTAAAGTCTTCCATTAGTTGTTTCTTAAGGAAACTAATGTCCATAGGCTCTTGGTCAGACAAGTCGTCCTTAATGTCAAACCACTGGCCACGCCCAAAGGTAGCTTCCTCGACCTCAGCTACGCTAGACTCTACAGCCTGTTGTAACGCAGGGGCAATCAAACGTGAACGCTCAGAGTCCCTTAGAGTATCGTTAGAGTCCCAGATACCACGCCAGAGTCTAAAGTACTCCTCGTGTTTGTCCTGGTAGTTAGTCTCGTAGTGCTCACGCCAAGTCTCACATTTAGTGAGTACCCAGTCTTCAATGTTCATAACTTGGTAATCGTCTTGGTCATTCATATTAATATCCTGTTAGTAAATCTAAGGGTTTGTATTCTTCGTCAATGTCCAGTAAGTCCGTATGGTAAGCCACAATAGCTAACTGGTCTATGTAAGCCAATGAGTCAATTAAATCGTCATGGACTAAGTGATTAGGGAACTGAAAGAGTTCATCAAGAAACCTGTGGTTCCATTCCCCTTTGTTTAATGTAATCTGACCGTTCTCAAAACGGCCCTGTAGCGCCCAGACAATCCTGTCTATCTTCTTTTGGTTACCGTGGGTTAGTTCCTCGATCCGGAAGTATCTACTGTAGCGTTTCATCATGTCAGTCAAAGGTGACATAACGGCTTGCTTTGCGATACCTCTTTCGATACCTACGGCTAACGGTCTGTACTTCTCGACAGCGTTGAATATCTTAGAGGCAGTTTCCTCTAGTGTCCATCTACCGTAGATAATCTCCTTGACCCACCAACCGTTCTCGTTGACCTTAACGACACTAATGGCCGTATTATCCAGGCGTTTGTTTTTCTTACTGGTTGACGTTGGGTCCGTGAACCCGGCTAAATCTATTGCTATATAGTATTCACCTATGTCAGGTTCTGTGGATTCAAACTGTACCCAGTCCTCTTTAAATATCTCAGAGCCTAGGGCTTCGAATGACGCCATGAATTCCTGACGGAACGCAAAGGATGACATACTCTTCTTAGCTAAGTCAATCTCCTCGTTGTCCAAGGTTTCATTATTGTATGACGTAAAGTGCCACGCTTCGTAGCTATCGTCCTCACCTTTGTCGGCATAGACATATAAGTCATAAAAGTGGTTACGGCCTTTAGGGGTTCCAATGAACAAGCAGTTACCCTTTTGGTCAGCTAGTGCCGGTCTTAGGATTTCCTCAAACACCGACGGTTTCATATCGGCATACTCATCGAGTACTAGGAACTTAAGACTAACACCACGCATCGTATCGGGTCTATCGGCACCCTTTAAACTTATGGTGGCCCCGTTTACCAATGTAATTTGCATGTTATTAATGTGGGACGTTTTGATGACTGGGTGCGCTAGTTCTATAAGCAAAGACCACATAATGTCACGGGCCTGACCTTGTGTAGGCGCTACGTAAAAGACATGACCACGGTCAGCCTGTAGGGCGTTCACAATGAGCATCCAGGCGGCTAGTCTTGACTTACCACAACGACGACCTGCGGCTACTACTTTAAAACGGGAGGTGTCCTTCCAGACCTCCTTTTGCCATTCTAATAGTTTAATGTCTAGTTGCATTATAGGTCCGCCTCTGACATCAACTTGAATAGCTCAGGACCTCTACGGCCTACCTGGTTATACCAACGACTATCCTTCATTTCATCAGCCGCCTTTAGGTAATTCTTTTGAGCCACGGCTTCCTTCATTTTGACAAACTTATTTAGCCTTGGATAGCCTAAGTTAAACGACATGTTTACTAGGACTCTTATGACGCCCTGGGGGTGTTCATTGAGGTCACCGAAGATTCTCTGGGCGTCATCTATGGCTATTCTCAAGTCATTCTCGAAGTACTCGTCGATAGCTTCCTTAGACACCCCTTGACCTACTTTAAGTAAATATTCGGGCTCTGATTGACGTATCAAATGACCAATACCCATAGTCTTATAACCGAGGTGGTCTAGGTAGACATAAGGGACATTACCTTCATGACGTTCTATGTCTTCCTTAATCTTTCGTAGGGTCGTTAATCTCAACTGGTTCAAACTCGGCCTCCACTGGTTCATTGTTCTCTTGAGGTTGGGTGCTAATGTCAGCCCCAACACCTGAGATATTAATTTGAATAGCATTACGTGCTGTCCCTGAATTGACTTCTTTTTCAAATGCGGACACAGGTAACATACGGTCCATCACAAGTTTCCAAGCGGCCGCCTGGTTCTTATGTTCATTGTCCAAAGCAGCATCCATAATTGTATTTAGGACTTTGACTGACTTAGGTGACGCAAGCATCCGAGCTTTAT